GCTTCACTCATTGAGTCGTTTACGTCCCAGGTAATTGATATTTCATCAACTAGTGGCATTTCTCCAGCAACGAATAAAAGTAGATTGCTTGCTTTCATCAATCGCTCATACGGCTCTACCTTCTGCTCTTGCTTGTCTGATACATATTGCATTAACATAGCCATGTTTTCTTCAACGCTGGCAAGATTTCCCTCTGTTTTTAGTCCCCAGGCGATTTCAGGAATACCGGATAGCTCAACCAATTTGTGGAAGATTGTTTTCAGCTTCTTTTCGTATCCGTCAACCATTCCGGAAGGATGGATAAACTCTGTTTTTTCGTCTTCTTTGTTGACTATAAAATCTATTGAGTTAAGGTCAAGCTCTGCTATTCCGCTTCCATCTGAACCAAAACCGTTGTTATTACACCATGACTCATAATCTTTGACAGTCTGAACCATCTTGGTAACAAACTTAGACAGCGCGGTGGATTCAGCTAATGATATATCGTGATAATCTTTAAGATCTGCAAGGATACGCTCAAAATCCGAATGACCCCTTGTCTCGTTCACATCGGCATTGTTTGAGAAAGGAATAGGTAAAGTACGCGCAACATTGACAACGCTTGAATTGCGTAATCCAGCAAGTATATAATCGCCTGCATAGGAAGTTACTATTTTTTGTTTTGTATAAGTGACTGTTTTGGTAACGCTTAAAGTATTATCAGTGCCATCCTGATTAACGCTTATTTCTTCTTTGGTGATTATTTTAAATATTTCACCCGTGTTAATATCTCGTATAATTCTGAATACATTTTCATCGGGTATCATTTCCCACATCAACCCGGATTCAACGTTATACTTAGGGAATACCCAAATAGTTCCGTCCCTATGGCATTGACTGTGGATAGATCGGCATTGACGGGACATTTTCAGAATCAGATCGTTAAGCAGTTCCTGATTGTCTTGATCGTCAACCACTTCTGCAATCGGTACACCCATAAACGAAACAGGAACATTGATTATGTTAAAACCGAATCCTGCAAGCTTCATGCCTGGATAGGTGTTGTTATATACGCCCTTTGTTAAGCCTGGATTTACTCTAAGCGCATCAGTAAAATCAGTCTGCGCCGGAGTAGATCGTTTATAGGACGTTTTCATTCCGTCATCTGTATCTTTACGGGATTTAAACCAGTCGAATAATGCCATAGTTTAAGAATAAATGATAATTGTAAATCTGTCTATTATGGGTATATTGCTAAAACATTATCATTTGTGATTGTGGTTTGTATGATGCATCATATCTTTTTGTCGCGCCTTTTGGATATGGTTCTTTTTTATATAGTATATTTTCTAAGGAGTTCTTTTTAAACTTTTTTGATCCTGTTATGTAAATATACCTATGCTTTCTAGGTCTTTCTTCAAGATAAAAATCATCTCCATATTTTTTACGCATATATGCAGCTCTATTCTCTTGTCCTCTTGATTCATCAGCTATTGTTTGACCATGCAATCCTTCTTTTCCTTTGATTTTCCAGTCGGTTCTTTTTGCAGACAAACCAGTATAGATGAAATTACAAGCTTGATATATTTTCCCTATATGCCCTTGCGATGTGTCAGCGTATGAAACAACAATCTTTTCATCAATCAGTTTTAAGCATTTTGATACAAAGAAAGACGTTATGTTTTTCTCTTCTGATTCAACACAAAGCCTGTTTAACTCAATAACATATTGTTCCATTTCCTCACCAGCCAACCCCCTTCTGAGAGTTGACGATGAAGGGCACCCAAAAGTACAAACACCTTTCAAAGTACCGCTCTGATATAATCCGAAAGCATAAGATATTGAAGGTATTCTGTGTGCATAATGTTTTTTTAATAGCCATTCTGCATATTCTGATTGATCTTTTATTCTGATAACACTAAAGTCACTTTTCATGAAAACCTCTATGAAATACTACCACGCAACAAACAATTATGCAATGAAAAAAGTAATTATTTTACCTTCTACGCCTAGCAGCAATAGCGGCGGCGGCTGTGTCGGAAATTGTTGATCTACCGCCCTGATAATAGCATAGCAAAAGAGCATCGGCTTTGTCTGGACTCTTTCCGTTACGTTTTTTGTATATCTTCTTTGATTCTACAATACGCCTATCTGCTTTATCGTACTGATAACGCCTATCTGTTAGCTCGTCCATTAGTTCTTCATCTTCTGGAATATCGGCTTCATTCACTGGAAACTCGAACCACATTTCATCAGCTACGGTGCTATATTTGTCCTGATCGCTTGCCTTTGATCCGAAGTTTATAGGAATAGCTTTACCGCCTAAATCTCTAAACTTATCGGTTACACCACCACCAACACCAGTATCATCTATTCTTGCTGGTATGGAAGGATCACATCCTACAAACTCCCACAATTGACGGGCTACTTCCTGAGTATCTTTTCCATGCAAAACTTTTGAATCAATTATCTTCATGCCTTTACGCTTGTAGAATACTGTCAGATCGTCCCCAAATCGCGCAACGTCACAGCCAACGGATATACCGCCTACTGCTTCAATGTTTCGTCTAGCTGCTTGCCTGACTAATACGCGGCTCATTACAGCATCATCGCCTTGACTTCTAGGTTTACCGCCCCATTTATGCTCTGCTACGTCTGGACGGGTTTCATAATCATGTTCTAACTGTCTTTGAAGTACGTCCGGAAACCAAGGATTGTCAATCTTGCCAGGCTCAAGTTCCATTGCAAGGCAGCTTTCTGGAGGATGAACGAAAAACAGCTTATATACTGCATCCATTTCTTTGTTGCGGTTAAACGTTGCCCATATCTCAACGCCTTCTTTTCTGAACGTAGGCAGGATTATATCCCAGGTATCTTCCGGTATATCTTCACACTCTTCTACCCAGCACCCGTCATAACCCTGCAGTGACTTCTTACCCTTTGCCGTCTTAACATCTTTAAATCCTGTAAACTTGAAATAACCGCCAGTTTTTTCGTTTACTATTTTTGATGATGAAGGTATCTGTCTCCATCCGCTATATTCTAACCTTTCCACTGTTTCCCATATCAGGGAAAAGCTCGATTCCTCTAATGTTTCTTGAATCTCACGACCACATAGCCATTTATTGATCTTGCCATATTCCATCATCTGAACAAGCAAGGATGCAACGCTCATTGATTTAGCGCCAGCACCACGACCACCACAAGCGGCCTTGATCCAGTAATGCTCACGCCATTTTTCAAACTTAGGGGCAACTCTTTCACGATCTTCTTGTCTTAACAACTCAAGATACCGCTTCTCATCCTCTTCCCTATCTTCATCAGAGTAGCTTTTGTATGTCGGGTCAGGCTGTAGGTTCAAGAAAAACTATCCTTTTATGTAATTCATTCACCAATCATAGGATGCTCAACTGGAACATAGTTAGGCGCTTCACGAACTACCAATTTCGTTTCCTGATATGGTTTATCATCCATCAAAAAATTATCACAAGAAAAAAACAACATTACCGAAAAAATAACCATAAACAAATATTTCATATCAACCTCCATTGGCTTAATAATTTAAGTTTAAACCATAAAGTTAAATATTTCAAATAAAAGTTTTATTATTTTTGGCTTTTTTAAAACATTTCATATGCAAACACCGAATATAAATTATCGGCTCAATATCGTCTAAAACTTTCTGCTTATCCTGGTAATTATTTGAAAACTGAAAGCAATAATCAGACTCTTTTGAAAACAGCCACGTAGCAGACATTAAAGCATGACCCCTCTTGTGCGATTGCTTAACGTCCCTTAAAGCATGTTCTATCATCGTATCGCAGAATCTTACCATGCCTTCAATCTGGCTTGATGTAGGGTAGCCTTCTAGGATTGCGTAATCGTCTAGGATTGGCATATTGACTCTGGGGCTGGTGGTAAATGCATCCAATGGGTGATTCTTCCACCGATCGCGTCACAGTAATAATCATCTTGTTGTTCATCATCCCAGCAATTATGATACACACTAAACCCACGAACTGTAATCCCATCAATACCATAGCATAAATAACGATCTTCTTTATCAGGCAATCTTTCATC